CATTGAAGGTGTGTTTGCACCGTTCAACAAGCATGAAATTCTGAACCAGTACATCACCCAGGTTCAAATTCACAACAACCATGCTTCCTGCTCTGACCTTTAAGTTGCCAAGGGCATTTGTGATTTTCAGGTTTCTTGTCTTTGCATTATAAAGTGAAAGAAGTGCATTGACCTTTGCCTGACCGTTTTCACCTTCCTGTAAGGTATCATAATATTGCAGGATGCCCCAGTTGTTTATGTTGTTTGAATCCTGTGCAATGTAAACTTCCCTTTTTCCTGTTTTTTCGTTCTCATACACCAACTTGATTTTATTATAGGTCTGTGAATCAATGGTTGATGTATAGTCAAAATTTTCACCTGTTTCTTCATCAATGACCACACCAAGCTTCATTCTTTCCAGTGCCTTCAAAGTAAGCTTCCCAAAGTCATCATACAGAACATACATGGTCTTTTTATTGGTTAGTTCCAAGTCCAGTGCATTCTGAACCATGTCAATCAGGGTTGTGTTGTCCTCAACCCTGGAAGCAATGATGTAACTGGTGTTTTCAATCGTTCCAAGGTTCAAGTTGTAGTCATTGGCAACCATCTTGATGAAGTCTGATGCAGTTTTGTTTGTGTACACATAGGTGTCTTTATTTTTCAAATATCGCAGTTGGTCATATGCTGTGACAGTGATGTTCTGTTCCTTATCACGCTTCTTTGTGAAGATGAAACCATAAAACAGGTTTACACCATCAACAGTCAATCTGACAGGGTTTCCTTCGGTGAAGCTGATGTTTTGGTCTTTCACAACTGTGAATGTCAGCTTTCCAGGTGAACCCTTCCTTTCTGTTTCCCAGGTGATGCCTTCCTGCACAATAGGGGCATACACTTTGTTTCCGTTCTGAATCAGTAATTCAACATTCAAAGTGTCACCCCCTTATACAGGTATTGTCAGAACCTGACCGACATAAATTAAATTAGGGTTCTTCAAAATCCCTGTGTTTGCATTGAATATCTTCATGTACTTTGAACCATCACCATAATACTTTTTTGCAAGACCCCAAAGGGTGTCACCGCTGACAACCTTGTGTGTTTTGGGTGTCACCTTCGGTGTAGGTGATGTTTCAGCAGGTCTTGTGTTCTGAACAGTTGCAACTGGTTTATCCTGCTTGATGGTCACATTGACAGTCTTTGTTCCATAATCTCTGTACTGCTTCAACTTGATTTCAACATTCACATCAAAGCCATTCTTGCTGTCCTCAATTATTTTGTAATCTTCCAAGCTGACCTTGATGTTGGTGTCAAATAGAAGCTTCCCATTTGGGTAAGTTCTTGACACAATGAACTGGAATGGTTTCTGACTTGTTTTCAACTGTTCCAGTTTATCAAGAAAAGCATCAGCCTTCTGAAAACCGTTCTTATATACCGCAAACGGATATTTTGTTTGTGGTAACAAGGCGGTGAATGATATATCTGTCAACCCTGCCTTCTTCAAAACATTGATTTCACCTTCATTGATAAGAACCATTGTTTTGTTCTTGTTGTCTATGCTGATGGAAAGTTTTGAAGGGGCAACAGGTAACAGCATTGAATCCAAATAAAAATCATAAGCCATTATTTATGCACCCCTTCCGCAGCCATTTCAAGTGTTTCATTGACCTTTTCTTCAAGGTAAGCAACAACACCATCCAAATCCACTTCTGAATTCGCAGCCTTAATGTCAGATGAAAAGTTCACTGTAAGTTCAGCAGTAGTGAACCTGTTGACAGCTTCCCTTTCAGCCAGGTCACGCAGATATTTCAATTCTTCACCTGACAGTTCAACAGAACTTGCAATGCTGTCTGTGTCATCAGCTATGCTTGACAGGTACTGTGAAGGGTCATATGCACCTGTGTAATCATTAGCATCAGGAATTTCAACACCAAACAAACTTGCAGGGTCAAAGTTTCCAATTGCTTCTTCAAGATTTTCACCTGCTTTGTATCCTGCATCCCAAGCATCACCATATGCCCACCTTTTCAGACCCAGGCTTTCAACACTCAAATCCAGTTCATCCATGACATTCTGATAATTTTCATTTGGTGCATACTTTGCAACCGCTGCATCAGCCATGTCTTTCAGACCTGACCGCCATCCTGCAACTGAATCTGCCATCTTTGACCCAAAAACAAAGTCCAGTGCAGATGCAATCTTTTCAAGGATAGCAAGCACACCATCAGCCATGCCCTGGAACAGGTAAATGATTGATGATATTGGATTTGTGAATACATTTCCTATGAAGTTAGCAAGCTTGATGAACGGATTGACCATTGCTTCAATAATGCCAAAGACCAATTCCAACAATCCCAGGAACAAGTTCCAAAGGAAAGCACCAAGAGTTGCAAATGCCCCAAAGATAATGCCTGTTGCACTGACTGATGTTCCTGCAACCTTATTGATAATTGCAACAACCGCATATAGTGCAGCTATGATTGCAATGATGATAATTAAAATCCAGGTGATAGGGGAAGCCAACAAAGCAGTGTTCAATCCCCATTGTGCAGCAGTAGCTGCTGCTGTTGCACTTGCCTGTGTTCCTGTTGCTGCTGCATGGAAGTATGAAGCAATTGCACTTGCAATCTTGATTCCTTTGCTTATCAGTTCAATGCCATTGGTCACAACCAGGTAACCTGCATAAAGACCAAGTGCAGCAGCCACACCATAAATCACTGGTGCAAGGATTGACCAGTTATCATACATGAAGCCACCAACCGCAGCAACCAAATCAAAAATCCAAAGGACAACACCACCAACAACCACCAGGGCATTTGTGACCCCATCTGCCAATTGATTGAACCTTTCCGAATTGGCAATTTCATTCATCTTGGTCAGTATCGGTTCAAATGCTCTTAATGCCTTGTTTGAAATGTTTGTCCACACCTGACCAAAGGTCAGGGGCATTTGTGCAAACCTTGCATCCGTTTCTTCGGATGCTGACAGCAATGCATTTTTCACAATCTCTGCTGTGATTTCACCATCTGCTGCCATTTCTCTAATCTTACCAATTGGAACATCAAGGTAATCTGCAATGGTCTGAATGACATTCGGTGCAGCTTCAAAGACCGCATTCAATTCTTCACCACGCAAGACACCTGAACCCAAAGCCTGTGTCAACTGTAAGCTTGCAGAAGCCACTTCCTGTTGTGAAGCACCTGCAATGACAAACTGCTTGTTCAACTGTTCAGAAAATGCAATCAGTTCATCATTACCGCTGAATGCATCACCTGCCCTTTGACCAAGCTTTGCAACCACATCAGCGGTCTGCAAGTAATTTGCCCTTGACCTTTGAGCAGAAGCAAATATTTTGTTTTCCAGTTCCTGAACTGAACCACCGTCATCAACAATCATGGTCAACCTTGCATTGGTCTGTGCCATGGTGTCAGATAGGTCAACCGCTTTCTTTGCTGTTTGAACAGACAGGTAAGCAGCAGCCATCTTCTTAATTGTTGACATCAGATTGTCAGCATGTTTCTGACCTTCTTGAATCCTTTGATTGAACCTTCCTTGTTCGTCAACATTATCCCTTAAATACATTTCTGTTTCAGAAATAGTGTTCTGTAACTGGTCATAAGCTGCATTAGCATTGGAAATGTCCATTTCTTCCATTGCCTGATTCAATTCCCTTTGCTGCTCAACCGCTTGGTTCAACCTTGACCGCAGCCTTTCAAGACCATTGTTCACTTCATCAGAAGCAACCTGGTTTATTGGATTGCGTTCAATTTGTTGAATTATGGATTGAATTCTTTGAATTCTACTATTCACGCTGTTCAAATCAGCAACCATGTTGTCAGGGAACAAATCAGTCTGTGCAGCGGTGTCAGAAATCTGCTGCTGTGTTGTGTGCAAAGTGTTCAGCATATTATTTGCAGATTGGATTTCCGATTCAAAGCGTTCAATACCTGAATTCGTGAAAATATCCATTCCGCTGCTTTGCCAGGAAATAGGTACTTCAACAGGTGCAGGCTGTTCAATCAGTGGTTCAGGCACAATGACATCAGGTGTGTTTAT